ATTCTGATGAGGGTTTTGTTCTCCTCTTCGGTTGTTTCTACTTCCGTAACTGCCATGTTCTCCTGCTCCTCATTTACAATCTGTACACTTGCTTTTTTTGTTGTATCTGCCATATCGTTTTTTCCTCCATCTTTCAAAAAATATTGTTAAAATTAAATGGAGGATGCCATCTCGGCACCCTCCGGTGAATCGCACTGTATTTCTTAACCCAGTGCAAGTAAGTTCTGTAATTTCGGTGGTCTGTTGACCGCAAAGTTCCATGCTCTCTTGATAACGTCCCCGACGGTAATGTTCTGTAAATCAACCTGTCCGCTCGGAATGCACTCACGATACACCATTCTTTCCTCGGTGTCATTTCTTCCCTTGATTACGCCCTGGAAATCCCATACAGGCATTGTCTGTGATTCCATGGCTTCGACAAGCTCCTGAATGAAAGCATCATCCTCAACTACAACCTGGGACATAGTAAGGACAACCTTAAATGTGTTTGCGGTTTCAAGCTCCTGCGCATTTCCTAAAACAGAATATGCAGCATTGTTATAAGTTACATTCGCTGTGAAGCTGTCTACGGTAGCCAGCAACACACCATCAGAGTTATAAATCGCTCCATCTTTACCAGTTCTCGCAAAACGAGAATCTCCGGCAGCTCTTGTGTTAATCATCCTTTGTTACCTCCTTATGCATTTGTGCTGAACTGGAATCTATATGACAGGTAAATATGCTCCATAGAATCCTTGTCAACTACGTCAATATCGAACCAAGCACTGTCCCCATCAGCTACATTTGCTGTGCTTTCGGAAACTGTAATTGCTGTCAGTTTTCCCTCGGCAATCATATTGTCACCGATTGCCTGCAACTGGCTTACTACAGTGCTTCGACCATCCTTGTCGTTATCTACCTTTCCGACAAGCGCGTCTGCCGCCGCATTCATTCTGCGGATAAGCTCGAATCTGGTCTTTACTCTTCTGATTTTCTTCCATCCATCATCCTGATTGTCAGCCGGTGTGATAAGAGTGTTGATTGCACTATCAATCCACACCTGTTTTGCACTGCTGTAGCTTAATACAATACAGCCTTTCTTTTCTGCGGCAATCATCTGTGTATTCGTGAGTCGTTCCAGGATTTCGCTGAATCCATTCACAACAGTATGGGTGAGGGAAGAATTTGAAGCGCAAGCTCCAATCATACCAGCCAAACGTGCTGCTGTCTGGTATCCGTCAATCTCCTTGCCCTGCTCATTCACATAAGCATTGAGGACGTAGTTCATTTTCTCATCATTAAATGATGCTGCATGGCTCATTCTGGTTTCCAGGTCAACAGTGTGTTTCTCTGCCACAACTCCCTGTGTAAGGGAACCAACATTGAAAATACGCTTGATGAATGACTGCATCAGGATATGCACTGCTGTTTCTTCTGTATCAACACAAATCGTATTGAACTCGTAAGGCTCAACAGCTACAAATCCGTTTGAGTAATCCTCGTTTGCAACCTGTGGGTCGGTTCCTGCGGTGAACGCATTCTGTGATACATTCATCACGATTGCCTGGTCCTTTCCAGATACAACCTCTGCTTTGAATTTCTTTGTTGCTGTAAATGCCTCTGCAAGTGCTTTTGCTTCTCCTGCTCCTGCGGCAAATTCAACTTTTTCAAATTCTGTAACGCCAGCATAAATGATGCACTCTTTCAATGAGCTGTCTGTTAGCTTTTCTCTTACTGTTACGGTAAAGGCTTTCTTTCCAGGATATGATGCTGTAATTTTTACAGCTCCCTCTCCCTCCGCCGTATTCAGTGTAACTGTTGCCGGCGTTCCTCCGTTACCAACTCGGCAAGCAATGATTGTCTGTGCTCCACCGTTGATTGCCTCCTGGATGGCATCGGTTGTTCCTGCGTTACCGAAAGTATTTGCAAATCCATCGTCTGGATTTAATTCGACCGCAGTATTTAATGGTCCAAAATCGGAACGAAAAAGGACAGCCGTAACACCGCTTACAGTGCCAGTCTGCTGTCCTGTTCCTTTCTTCTGAATATTAAAATACGCTCCCGGTCTGACCTTTGTTTCTCCTAAGACATATGTTCCAGCCATATCTTATTTGACCTCCTTTTTCAAAAATGCGTCCACAAGCTCTTTGGCTTTAGACACTGTACACGTTGTTACTCCTGCGACCTTTAATGCCGCAACGACACATTCTCTTCTGGTATTGAAAATGTTCCCTGCTCCGTCTGCAAGTTCCTCAATGGTGTATTCGGATTCTGCCGGAGCTTTTACCTCTTCTGCCTTTACCGGTGCGGTATCTTCGGCATTATCGGTTTTCTTTTCTTCCACTGCATCCGCTGTGGATTCTACTTTTGCTCTTGCCATTTTCACGCCTCCTAATAATAATTTTGTGTGCTTCTATTAAGCTGATGCGGCTTCGCCTTATATCGCAGTAAGCCATATCTGCCTGTTACAAAAATCTGACCGTCTTTCAGGTAATCAGATTTATTGTCCATCTGTAATTTGCGGATAAACATTGGTGAGTAATCCAGCATTGTGACTTCTCCGTCCAGTGACATCGCATTTGTGATAGCGGCTGCCATTTTCAGTCTCATATCAGTGTCCGGGCATAAAATATGGATGGCAAGTTTACCATCCATCCAAACAACCGTATTCGTTTCCTCTACTTTTTCCATGCTATTGAGCCTGCAATATATAACAGGCGTTTCTCTTGAAGCCTCTGTAATTTCCTCCATACGGTCAAGCCCTACCACGATGCACTCTGGATACAGTTCTTTTACGAACTTATTCATTGCCATTACCGGGTCCGGGTCGGTTGTTTCCTGGCTTGTATATTCCAGGATGTCAAACCTCACATCGCTACCGATAATAAGGTCTGTTTTGCTTTCTGCCAGTTCAAATGCGTCCGTCCGGTTCCATGCGAATGCATACAGCTTTCCATCTTCGGAATGAAGCAACACATCTTTCAGGCAATCCCGAACAAGTGGTTCGAGCATTTCCGGTGTTATATCTTCCTCTGTAGCATCCTCTGTATTCTGACATAGCAACGATACAGACAGCGTTCCTGCGCTCTTTCGTTCCTCATCTGCCTGCATATCATAGTTGTATACGATTCGCGGATAATGAACATCTGTGCCCCAGTCCTGGTTATCCTTTGGAGCCTCCGGGCTAAATACCGCCGGGTAATCTCCGAACTTTGCAAGGAATTTTGTTAATCCCTCACGCTCTGTAAATCTTTTTTGAATCAGTTCTTCCAGTTTCATTCCTGCCCTCCATTCTCGACAGGTTCCTCCTCATGCGTTATGCCGTACTCATATACTTCGGACATATCCACAGACCATCGGATTCCCCATTGTCCTGCGGCTGCTTCTGATGCCAGGATAAAAAAATGATTCGTCACATTTCCAATGCCTGGATGAAACTGCACTGCAATTTCGTTTCCGTTCACTCCTGTAACGAATCCACTCTTTCCTGTATCCCATGAGGAATGCTTTGCATATATGAGATTGCCTTTCGCTATGGCGGATGTGTCGAACTGTTTCACTGGCTTTTCTGTAATCAGTTCCATCTCTTCGCCTCCTATATCAGCTATCTTCGCTGAAAATACTTTCTATTTCTGGCAATGCCTTTTCTTTGATTTTTTCCACATACGGTCTTGCCGCCATCTTGCTTGTACCGTTTTCCAGATATCCCGCATACGGAACTTGGCATTCAATGTATGCCGTATATTTTGCTCCGCCACTTCCAGATGAGCCACCCTCAACGCCTTTGGCCCACTGCAATCGCAATGCGCCTGTTCTTCTTGCTGGTGGTTCTCCAGGTGATGATGCCTGATAGGTACGCTTTGAATGTGGCTTGCGGTATCTCTTTCCGCCCCTCTGCCCTTTCAACACTTCCAGTTCTGCATTTCTCAATGCGTTATTCACTCTGGCTGCCTTTGACCGGACTTTCTGGTTGATGTGCTTTACCTCTTTTTCGACTGCCTCTCTTACTCCATCAGGAGCCTGTTCTGGTGTCATTTTTTATATCATCCCTTTCCTCAACATAATACAGGGTTGAAATTCCAAGTCCTCCTGTATCGTCTACTGCAACAACATAAAAAACACGATTTCCCAGCACCAATTTGTCAGTTTTCTTTGCTAAAGGTGTTCCTCTCTGCACAATCGTATGTGTAACGGTATGGTCTTCGGTAGACTTATT